TATTCTTAATGAAATGGTAAAACCATTCCGTGAAGAATCTATTTTTGCTGAACGACTAGCTGATGTTCTTATTCGCGGCGGTGAAACTAGAACAGGTCTTCGCATCTATAATAGGGGCGCAGGAGATTTTAAGGTTGATGACCCGTGGGAGGTAATCGGCAAAAGTATGGCTCATGTTTTTGATGCCTTTAACCCGGGTGCCGTCGAACAAATTGTTGGTGGCGTAGGCCCAATGCCAGAGCGTGGCGGTCAGATTGGATACAACCCAAGCCGCCTAATGACTGCGTTAACTGCGCCCGATGGCCGCGATCCACGAGGCAATACCCGTCAGTTTGAGGAAGAGATTGCTGCCCTACTAACAGGTGTTCGTGAAGCAGACGTAAACGCTGACAACATAGTTAAGTACGGATCATACCAGTATGGAGAAGCGTCCGGTCAAGCGTCTCAGATTTTTAACCGGGCTGCACGGGTTCAAAACCGAATGGATCCGGAAAATGTTCTTGATGCCTACCGTCAATCGAACGAAGAACTATACGAACTTCAGAACGATATGTATCGTATGATACAGGATATGCGTCAACTCGGTATGGAAGACAACGAAATTCGTAAGTCACTAAAACGGTATAAGGTTGGAAACTTACCTCGTTTGATGCAAGGATTGTTTACACCACAAACAATATCTGACGATGTACGCAAAGAAGCATTTAAAAACCAAAGAGAGTTTGGTGGTACATTCCCTATTCAGGAACTAAATGCATACCGTAGATCCTTGTACAGAAGACCCTTAAGTGGTACACCATTAGATACAGGGGACAAGAAACCGGCAGCATCACCAGTTCCGGATATCTTCTTACCTAAGACATCGTCCGTCGAACCACGGACCTTACAGCAACCAGTTGCCGCAGCCGCGCCTCCTCCCGTGGCAGCGCAAGCGGGGGCCACGCCAGCCCCTTCAGTGGCCCCCGCACCTCAAACTATTTCACCAGAAGCCGTGCTTCCGGATCCTAGAGACAGAGAACTACAACAAAGGCTGGCATTGCAATGAACAAAGACAGACTAAGAGAAGAGCTTGCAGAAGACGAAGGCTGCAAGTACGAGATATACTTGGATCATTTAGGTCTACCAACTTTCGGAATCGGAGCGCTAGTTAAGGAGCACGATCCAGAGTACGGTCAGCCTGTTGGCACACCCGTGTCGGAAGAGCGTGTCAGGCAGCGATTTAATCTTGACATCGCCGTGACGATTGAAGACTGCGGTCGGCTGTACTCTGACTTCGATGATCTACCAGAAGAAGCTCAGTTGGTCATCGCCAACATGTGCTTTAATCTCGGCTACCCCCGCCTGTCCAAGTTCAAGGGCATGAAAGCAGGGGTCGATGCCAGAGATTGGGAACGCGCAGCCGACGAAATGGTCGACTCGAGGTGGCATGATCAGGTCCCGAACCGCGCAAAAAGGCTGGTCAAAAGAATCCGAGACCTCGCAAAGGGCTAACCTTGTAAATTACACGCTTATTCTACAAGGTACAAACAACTGAAATCATTAAATAAAAACATCGATTCTCGTGGACCTCAGTATCGATGACCGTATCATTACACCTCGAGGTCGCTGAGAATTGATGTTTAGGAACAACAAATGGCAAAGAAGGTAGAAAATGTTCGTATCCAGCGCAAACGGATTCGCCGTCCCGGGCAACACAAGAAAAATGTCAACAAGCGAAACAAAGTCAAGCAGTTCTTTGGATGATCGACGGCATTGTCCTCGCTGCGGCACTCGTTTACGTCTCGTGCACGTTCACGGTCACACGCAGTGCTTCGAGTGTAGTCAGGTTATTGATGACTGTTGTCAGGGCGAGGTGTGTTCTAACGGTAAGTAAACTAAAACAAACGCCTCGCACTCTGGGCAGCTTAGGTTAGATACTATACCCTCTCGACCATCTTCCTCTTCATAGTCGTGATCGCCGCCCCATATAAGTTCAGCGTCGCAGTGCCAACAATTCATTCTACCTCTCCCCAATTATCCACAATAGCTGTATCAACCTCAAACGGCACGTTCAGGTTTGGCACACAGGTTGTCATAATTTCAACAATCTTGTCCGCTTGCTCCTGAGACTCGATATTAAAACACAATTCATCATGCACGGTTAGCACAGGAAGCAAGCCTTCTTTATAACAATCAACCATTGCCTTCTTAGTCTGGTCGGCGCTTGAGCCTTGGATCAAGCGATTAAGGGCTTTGTATGTGAATGCACGGCGAATCATACCACGACCACCATATTCTTTGATGGCTTCTTCCAGCCGCATCGCTTTGTTGTAGCCAAAGCTTTTGGGTTCCCACATATCAAAGCGACACTTACGACCAAGCCAAGTCCGTATGTTTCCAACATCTGAAGCGCGGTTCGATGTCATGTCTGCAATACCTTTAACGAAAGGTACTTTGTCGTGGTACTTGGCAAGCATGTCTTTAGCTTCTTCTTCGGTAATGTCCATGACACCTGCCAGTTTCTTCCGACCCATACCGTACATAATACCAAGGTTAACTGTCTTGGCATCTTTGCGACTAATACCTGCCATGTCTGCAACAATCTGGTGGAAATCAGCGTTGCCTTCGTGGTACATTTTAACCACATCGTCGATCTGCGGGTGACGATGCACCCCTGTTACCTGTGCACAGTAGTGTGCAAGCCACCGTGGTTCCTGCGCCGAGTAGTCAAAGCTGCCCCACTTGCAGCCCTCTTCTGGTATGAACAGGCCGCGGATCATTGCTTTAATCTCAGGGTCACGAGCAGGAATTTGCTGTAGATTTGGGTTGCTTGAGGAAAACCTACCAGTTACAGTTCCGCCATCATCAGAACGAAGGGCATTGAAGTCACAATGAATACGTCCGTTATGCGAATGTTCAAGGATCGTCTCCACAAAGGTGGTGTTTGCCTTATTAAACTCCCGAAGGCGTACAATCTTTTGCGCGATTGGGTGCTCGTGGTTCGCAAGAAACTGTTTTGTAAAGGAGGGCGCGTCAGTCCCCTGTGTCCTATGGTACTTAAGACCAAGAGCATCGAACGCCTTTGCTACAGATGTAGCAACCCACGGCTCAACAGTGACGCCGGTCTCTTTCTTTATTTCTTTAAGTAAAAGATCTTCCCTTTTCTTTAGGTCTTTCTTGACAAGCTCTGCCTTGTCAACATTAACACGAACGCCGCGTGTCTTCATTTCAAACAGGACGGGTAGCAACTCTGTCTCGAGCTCAAAGATGTTGGTTATCTCTTCCTTTATGATGTCTGGGCGTAGCCTGTCCCACAGGCGCAGCGTAACAGAAGCGTCTTGCTCTGCATACTTACCAACAAACCGTGCAGGTAGCCTCCACATTCCAGACTTGGGGTCTACATGATACATAGCCGCAGCAGCTTTTAGCATCTTTTCGTTTTTATACTCGCCCAGATACTCGCCAACCAAAGAGTTCAAGTTGTAGTATCTGCGGTTTTCATTAAGAAGTGGCGCTGCAATCATTGTGTCAATGATTTTACCCTGCACTTCAATACCAGCCCACCGCATCCAGCCAAGGTCATACAAAGCATTGTGCATAATCTTTTCAATATGCGGCGTAGCAAGCTGTTTCTTTAGCCAGTTTACAACAAACTTTTCTGGCAGGTTCCCGCCACCCTCGTGGCGTACAGGAAAGTATCCAACAAAATCTCCTGCTGCCACAGCGTAGCCAATAACATACCCGTCACCACGGCACCACCCCGGGCCAAGCGTTGTCAAGTTGGGGTCACAAGTCTCCAAGTCAATTGCAATGCGATCACAGTTAGTCAGATCAGGAAACGATGACGGCGGTGCCCAGTCATCTTCGTCTCCGAATCCCATTGCTACCTCCTTGACATCGATGTCTAAAAGATTCATTTGCTCATTCATCGTCATTGACAATCTCTCCTCCGAGTGCGGCGTACCCAATGATGTCTACCCACGAGTCGTCCTTGCTTGTATCCTCTGCAAGTCTAGCCAGCTTCAGACCAATCATGCAGGCTACCACATCTTCTGGGGTAATTGCATGAACCAACTTACGCTCCAAGAAAACATTCCAGATCGCAGCAATCCGCTCGTGATTCATCTTAGCAGGACCATACTCCTTGGCCCTCGGTCCGTTGATTAGTTCTTCTGCTTTATTAAGAAAGTCTTCTCTGGTTTTCATATCTGGAATCCGTACTGTGTTTGTGGTTCGATAAGGTGCAGCGCTTTTTTGGCACGAGTCAGGCCAACGTAGAACGTCCGAATCTCGGAGTCCTGATCCTCGCTTTCAGCGCATGCACGGGAAGAATCTAGTAGTAAGACGACGTTATCCGCCTCGCCACCCTTTGCTTTGTGAATCGTCGATATCTTGATCCTCGGGGTCCCCGTCAAAATAGACTCGCCCATACGGCGTACTGATGCAATGTAGATACGCTCCGTCTCGGATACCTTCAGCACTTCGTACCACGGCGTCTGGTCTGTCGCGGTCAGTTCGCAATGGTCTCGTATGTCTGTTAGCGTGTAGTCTACTTCTTGGTCGAGGGATGCAAGTTTTTTTCTGCCAGCTTTGCTTATGACGGAAGATGTTAAAAGGGTAGATAGCTTCTTCAATTCTGCTGCTGACAGCGAAAGACCTTTGCATAGCTTTAACCAAACCTCAATTCCAGTAAGAACATTTGGGGAGATGGACCAGCCGGAGCCTTCACGCCAGTATAAAAATCCTTGTTCTTTAAGTGTGTTTGAGATTTTATTAGCAATGAAATTGGTACGGGCTAAGATTAGCCACTCTCCGGCTGTTAAGTCCACATCTAGAATATCACGATGCCACACAACAGCGCCAGCTTCATCGGTAGGTTTCCAAAACTTTTGTTGTCTTGTATGTAGTTGTTTTACAAGAGAGTCCGCCATGCTATGGACAGATATGGGGAGACGATATGACTTGTCTAATATGATCTTATTATCCGATGCACTTAAGAAATCGGACACGTTTACACCCATCCATGAATAGATGCACTGATCGTCATCCCCCGCAAAATAAATGCGCTTCGCCCGTGGCTTCAGCACCTCATGTACCATGCGCCACTGTAATGGAACCAAGTCTTGCGCTTCATCAACGATTAGTACCTCAAGATGGGGACAATGCCCCTGCTCGATAAAGTCTTCAATCATGTCAACAAAGTCTACCTTGTGCATCTCGCGCTTGTAGTCGCGCACAACCTGATCCACCAACTTTAACTGCTGGAAATGCAGCCGTCGGTCCGCGGTCTTTCGAAACTGTTCCTCAAGTGTGCGACCTGTAACTCTAGCCATTTGCAGCATAGACAGGTACGCATCCCCGCTGCTGCCCGGTGTGAACAAAGCTCCATCAGCCATGTTCAAAGATGCGTTGGACGAGAACGTCAGTCCAAGAAGATTACCAATGTCGGTAAAGTCTTTCCCGTGTAAGACGCGCTTGGTTGTTAGACCAAGAGACTGAAACGCAAAAGAGTGTAGTGTACGAAACCAAACCATTTGGTTCGCGTCTATGTTTAGCTTCGTTGAAGCTCGTGTTCTTGCTTCCTCTGCCGCCTTGCGACTAAAGGATACGAACGCTATGTCCT